GGTTGAGTCGACTGAGGGTTTAGATAGTCTGCCTCATCAAGGATGACTACCTTATAACCTCCTGACAGTGATACTGTCGAGGCAAACTGCTTGATCTTTCCTCGCAGAGTATCAATGTTTCCTTCTTCTGATCCGTTGATAACGATATAGTCGACATCAAGTTCATTACAAAGAGCACGGGCAATAGTAGTTTTACCAAGACCAGCAGTGCCACTAAACAGCATATTAGGTATAGTGCCTTCATCGACTACCTTTTGAAAAGTATCCTTCAATTGTTGTGGAAGGATCGTATCTGCAACCTTACGAGGTCGATACTTCTCTACCCATAAAAAATCATTCGCCATCGAATAAGTCGCTCCATGTTCTCAGTTTATCGTGTTTCACTTTAATTCGTTCTTCTAACTCTTCCATCGAGACGTAACCATGTTGCACGATCAACATGATCATCCCGAGGACGTCGCCGACTTCTTCAACAAACTTAGTTCGTTGTCGTTCATCTACATCAGATGCACGTTCAGCATGGCGCATCATCTTACTGCAACGTTGTACTAACTCACCGCATTCTTCTGCGGTGATGAGCATCAGTTGCTGATGGCGATTCATCAACTATTCATAGCCTTTTCTTGTTGCAACTGTTCAACCAATTGAATCACTTGCACACACTGATCGCGAAGCTGACCGATCGTAGAAAGCTCTTCGCCTTTAAAGCCACCGCGTTGAGCTACAGCATCAATCACCGCTACGGTGCTACGAGATACTCGATTAGAAAGCTCATTGAATTGGTCTTGAGTAGACTTTTGAGCAGGTTGTTGTTTGGTTTCAGCCATATTATTCTCCAAATGTTGAGGTTTTTTCACAAGCAATCCAGTAGGTTACGTCGATCTCTTTATGCTTGAACTGAGAGATGAGTTTCGAAGACATCCCGATTAGGTAATCACCAGCGAGGATCTTCAAATTAGCGATGTTCATGATGAACTTGAAAGGCACCGAAGGAGTCTTACCAGTGACATCGATCGTAAATGCATTTGAGGAAGAGTTCTGTCCATCTACGACAGTAAGGTTGACAACTCCATCTTTACCAGTGATAGTCACTTCGTTGTGACCTAACACAGATGCAGCCTTCTTCAACTTATTTAAGACATCATTCGTGAGTTCAAATGCAAGGTCTGGCTCGGGCATCTTGATGTCTTTTGATGGTGTAGTCAAAGTTTCTTCGGGTGAGAAGAAGTACTTGACTTTTGAGATGCCTGATGCATCTTGCACCACAACGTGTGTATCATCAAACGCTAGGTTAGGCTTATCAACCAAGCCTAATACGTTGATGAACTCGTTAAGGTCGTACACGCCGAATTCTTTTGGAAAGCTTGAATCTACGTTAGCTGATGCTAAGATATTACGAGCTTCTGACATGGTCTTAAGGTTGTTACCTTCACGGACCATCAAGTTCTGGTTGATACCAGAAAAGTTTTTTAAGATTGAGAGAGTGTTGTTACTGAGTTCCATAATGTAGCCTTTGTGAATGGATATGCTGTATTATACCACAGCTTCAAGTTCTTGTAAACCCCTTGCCTTACTAAAGTTCTTATCTTTGTAAAATTCTATCTTATTTTCAAACTTACCTTCTAGAATCTCTCCCTTGTGAGAGATGACAAACACATTCGTGTCTTCAGGTAAAGTATATAAAATCTTAAGAAGATTCTCCACACCGTCAGCATCAAGACTCGAATCAAATGTTTCATCTAAGATTAGAAGGTTAGTTGCGATAGAGTTCTTCATCTTAGCAACTTGGCGCCAAGTGAAGAGGAGCGATAGGTCAATACGTTGCTTTTCACCTTCAGAGAAGGAGTCATACGTAAAGTCATCGCGATGGCGAGAACGAATCGTTTCTTGGAACGACTCATCCAAGTCAAAGTGAACGAAGAAGTCTAAAACCTGTAGGTATCTATTTACAAGTGAATTGATAACTCCGAGGTATTGTTTGATGATCTTCGTCTTGATACCTGTGTCTTTGAGCATCTCAGAGATCACATTATTATAAGACTGTTGTTCGCCAAGCTCGAGCTTATGTTCTTGCATATCTCTTCGCTTGGTCTCGTACTCAGTCATCTGTTCTTTTGCGGCCTTTAAGTCTGCTATGTCAGACCCATTGATTTCCACCTCGAGATTTCGAATCTCTGTCTGTAGCCTACTAATTTCTTTATTGTTAGCAAGTATATCGCGCTGCCACTCTTGTACTTCGGAAAGTGAATCAGACGCCCGTTGAATAGCCTCTGTAATATTTTTCGACTCTGCAGCGGCGCGGTCCATTGCGACTTTAAGTTCTTTGGCCTTTGACTTTGCAGTCTCAAGTTTTTTGGCTCTGAGCTCTGCACCAATATCTTGGGAACATGTCGGGCACGTGTCATTGTCTTCATAGAACTTTGCATCCTTTGCGACTGTTGCCATCTGCTGTTTGAACTGCGCTTGATACTGGACAAGTTGGGTTTGTTTTCCGTTAAGGGTGTTAAGATCATCTTGCGCGGTTGGGAGTTTTGTTTCCACCTCAGTTGTGAGTAAAGCATTACTTTCATTGAGTACCTCAATCGATGATCGGTTTTCCTCAATCCTCTTATGTTTTGAATCAAGCGCCGTCTTCGTGAGGACTTGTACGTCTTTAATATATTTGTCCTGTGTCTCAATGCGCGTATTGATAATGTCGATCTCATATGACACCTGTCGAATGGTTTCTTTTAACGAGTTTGACTGTTCTTTTAACAGCGTATTCATCTTCGAGAAGATGCTGATGTCAAGCAAGTCTTCAATTACTTCTCGGCGATGATGAGAAGGTAGCTGCATGAAAGGGATAAAAGAAGAAGATCCAAGAACGACAACCTGGTGGAAGGACTTGTGATTTAGCTTGAGGATGTTCTGCTCAAGGATCTTCTGATACTCTTTGGCGTGAGATGATTGACTGATGAGTGTATCATTCTTATAGATCTCAAAGATATTAGGGCTGATGCCTCGCACTACCCTAAATTGATTCTTACCAATAGAAAACGTCACCTCAACAACACAGTTCTTACCATTTACAGAGTTAACAAGCTGTGGTTTATTGATGTTACGATGAGGCTTGCCAAATAATGCGAATGAGATGGCATCAAGCATCGTCGACTTACCTGCACCGTTTTGTCCTACAATGAGTGTAGTTCTGTTCTGTGTAAGGTTAAGAGATGTAAAGTGATTTCCTGTAGAGAGGAAATTCTTCCATCGGAGAGTTTTAAATACAATCATACAGTCTCAAGTGTTTGAGCTTCTGTCATCAGCTCTCGAAGTTGCATCTTGATTCTATCTTTATCTAGTTCAGTATCTACTGCATCGACATAACTGCTTAGCAAGACTTCTGTATCTTCGAACGAGATGTCATCATCATTTACGTTTTCGCCTTCAAACTCTCGAAAGTCTTCTGCGATCTTTAGCTCATGGATATTCATACTTTGTACTCGGTCAACGAACCGATCAAAGATGAAACCATCAGACTTATGAGCCACAATTACCTTCACGAACTTATTGTCAAGGTGACTCACATCTATACTATTATACTCTGTTTTTCGATCGTCGTACACTATTTTTTCAAATAAGGTGTACGGGTTATGGATCGCAGTTAGAACTCTTGTTTCTGTATCTAAGACATGGAAGTACTTAGGGTCACCAGAATCGGACCAAAAGAACTCCATTTGAGAACCTAAGTAATAGATGTTATCTTTTTGCGACTTAGTATGGTAATGACCAGAAAGCACCATCTCGAATCGAGAGAAAAGTTTATGGTCCATACCATCAGTCGACTTCACTCCTCGCATCAGGTCAAAACCGTTCAACTCAAGGTGTGCTGCCAATACATCTGCATCGCAGTTACGAATGAAGTCCATCGACTCTTCATAGTTATCAGGTGCGATCCATGGAAGGAGAGCCATCTTAAACCCATCATACGTCATGACTGTGGGTTCCATAACGATATGGATCTCATTCATAAAGTGACCTAGCAACTCTTTCAGCGAGTTAAGGTCGTTCGTATTCTTAAAGTACGTATCATGATTACCAGGAATGATGTCCATGGTAATACCGTTCTCGCGCATAGGCTCTAAGAAACACTTACGATTATGGTTCAGCGCTTTAAAGTTGACAAACTTACGATGGTCATAGTAGTCGCCAAGGTGAACGATCTGCTTGATGTTATTCTCTACAAGATATGGAAAGAAGACCTTTGAATAAAAGTCTTCATGGTTCTTTAAGAAAATATCTGATGAGTTACGTATACCGCAATGTGTGTCGTTGAGGAAGGCAATTTTCATTCTAAAAATTCACTTAAGTCAGAATCTAATGATAACTTACGACGAGCTTTCTTTTCTTGCGAGATATACTCTTTCACGTTTCGATCTGTCTCTTTTACTCGTTCGATCCTTCGACGAAGTGATTCTACAACCATCTCTGACTTTTCAAGGTCATCGGTGCCAAAGACTTCGCTCAGATCGATCTTGCTCAGGTAAGACATCTTAATATCTTGTTGACGTTTTTCTTTAGCGATCCTTCGTAAGAAAGCATACCACGTGATTTGAGTAAAATACGCAAAGGCGTTCGGTTTGCCCGTACGAGTAGCTGTTTCTAAGTTATAGTTATGGATCGCTTTGAGACAGTTCTCTACAGCATCCATCACCATCTCTTCACGATAAGTGTAACGAATAAAGTTAGACTTATGTGATAGACCTTCTGCGATACGCAAGAAACATTCAGCGATATAGTTAGGGATCACTGGTACTTGTTTCTTAGCTTTCTTTGCTGCGCCAGCTTCTTTGACGTATTCTACTACTGCCAATGAGAAGTCTGAGTTGTTTACATAATGAACATTCTCTTTTTTATTCATGTTCACTCCTTTCATGCTGTATTATACCATAGTTTTCTGTTCATGTACACCCAGATCTATTGGGAAAAACCCGGTTTACAAGTATTAAAAAATGGTG